AGCTTCTCTACCTCCAGCTGTTCTCTTGTGGAGGCGAGCTTGAGGTAGTGGTTCACCGTGGTTGCCGGTGCTGTACCCTCCCGAAGCTGCTTCTCAGCAAGCTCAAGCGCCAGATTGATCATTTGCGCTTCGCGTTGCTCTACAGTTCGAGCTGGTTTAGAGGGTGTTGCGGCCCTTTTACCCATAGTTGCTCCTTAGATAGAGGGCGTTTGGGGCCAATTGAGGGCTAGATTCTAGGGCCCGTTGTGAGCGAGACCAGCAGGAAGAAAGGAGCACACAAAAACTTCCTGTGAGCCCTAGAACCTAGTCCCCAATTGGCTTTCCAAATATCCCTCCGGGGAAAATATGGAGGGGGCGGCGATGAGGGTGGGGGGCCTAAATGCGAGACCCCCCTCCCCCGGGTCGACGAAGAAATTTTTATTTTTCAATCATCGATCTCAAAAGTTTGATAGAAATTTGTTCCATCAAGATTGAGAATTCGATCAATTGCATTTTCAATTTCTTCGATTTCAAGTTCTTCACTTAACGAATCGCTTGATGTGCACAGCCTGGCCAGGAGGCCACAGGTACCGTAGCCATGGGCAGTGTCAAAAGCAAACCATTCGTCCCATGAAGTTCTTGGATCGTAAGGATTGTCAGTAGTAGACAGCATCCTAGCCATAGTAGACCTCCTTAGAGAGGCCCTGTGAGAGGGTGTGTACCATGGTGTGGTCAGCCCTCCTCTAGAGCACGGTG